GACATTAAGATGAATGAGGATAAAAGCGTTGTTATAACATATAATGATGACTCTAGAGAATTTGTTACCAATAAACTTATCATTGAAGATTTGAAAATATTATGTTAAAATAAGTTAAAATATTTTGTATTTAGAAAAAAAATATATATCTTTGTACAATTAATAAGATATTTTTTACTTCTGACTATTTATATTTTACACAATAATATTATATTTATAGTAGGTAATGCTATCTATTATGAAAAAATATAAGAGAATTTGTAGAATATGCGGTAAAGAGTTAGAATATGGGTCATATTCAGCATACTACTTGGCAGAAAAATGTAATGCTGTTTGTAGGAATTGTGCCACTAGAAAAAATGCCAAAAGAAAATGTGATTTATCTTCATTACTTGAAGAAACTCCAGAAGCTTATTATTGGATTGGCTTCCTTTTGGCTGATGGTCATTTCCAAGATGGAAGAATAAGTTTTCATTTGGGCTTAAAAGATAAAGAACAAGTTATTAAATTTGCTAATTTTATTAGTTGGACAGGAAATTTTGAAGATAGAGGGGAATTAGGAATTGGAGTTAGAGCTAAGCATACAGATGCAGTTAAGCAATTATGCGAAAAATTTGATATAAAATCAAATAAAACATATGAACCACCAAAAACAATCCTAAACCACAATAAAGATTTACTAAAATATCTTTTAATAGGTTTTATAGATGGTGATGGAACAATTAACGAAAATTGTATAAGATTTAGAATTCATTCATCTTGGATTAATGTTTTAAAAGAATTTTCTATGTTGCTCGACTTAGAAAATAACCCGACTATAACAAAGGATGGTTATGCTTATTTAAGGATTAACAAAACCAAGGCGTTAGAAACTTTATTACCATTAGTTGATACTATTCCTTACTTGGAAAGAAAATGGAAAAGAATTAAAAATATAAAAAATGAAACTTATGGGTGTTATAAAATTTCTTCCAAAACTAAAAATATCATAGACCTCATTAAAAGTGGGTTAGAAATAAAAGAAGTATCTGAAAAAATGGGTATAACAAAAGATTATGTTTTGAAAATCAAATCAAGATATGGTGTTGAAGTAAATAGAGTTAATAAAGAACGAAGCGAAAAATTGAAAAAAGAAATATTATCGCTTTTGTCTGATGGTATAAAATATAAAGAAATTTCTAAAACATTAAACGTTAGTATTTCATATATATCAAAAATAAATAAAAAATATGTCAAAGGTTGATTTTAAATACAATAGCGGAGAAAAAATATACTTTGTAAGTGATACTCATTTTGGGCATTCAAATATAATTAAGTTCTGTGACCGTCCATTTAAGGACGTTGAGGAAATGAACTACAAACTCATCGAGAATTGGAATAATAAAGTACCCAATGATGGATTGGTTTTCCACCTTGGGGACTTTGCATGGGGAGGATATGACTTCTGGAAAAACATCAGAAACCAGCTTAATGGTGATATCATCCTCATTAAGGGAAATCACGATATAAAGAATATGTCTGCAACAGCAGAAGAGGAACTATTTAAGTTTTCAACATGGCAAATGCTAGTTGAAATTGAAGGTAGAAAACTTTACCTTAACCATGTTCCATTCCTCTGCTATGGCGGAACATATCGTGACCCTAAAGGACTTGTATATCAGCTTTTTGGGCATGTTCATTCTGGACCTGGAAAGAAAGGAATGGATATTCCAAGAATGCAATATTTATTTCCAACACAATACGATGTTGGGGTTGACAATAATGGCTACGAACCAATCTCATGGAATGAACTTAATGAAAAAATTGGTAAGCAGCTGCTTAAATCAAAATTTAAATAATTATGGGTAAAAAAATGCTTATACTTCCAGATATACACGCAAGGCCGTTCTGGAAAGATGCTGTTGAAAGACATTCTGATGACGTTTCAAAAATCGTATTTTTGGGCGACTACTTAGACCCCTATCCCTGGGAAGGGTTTACTAGAAAAGATGCTATTAGAAATTTTCAAGAAATCATCGATTTTAAAACAGAAAACAAAGATAAGGTAATATTGTTATTAGGAAATCATGATTTTCCTTATATAGATAAACGTAGATTCTATTCAAGATGCAGATACGATTCATCAAATGCATTCCACATCGAGGAAATGTTCCGTTCACATAGAAGCCTATTCGACCTTGCACATGAAGAAACCGTTGGAGAACGCCATATCCTCTTCACACACGCTGGTTTACAGAAGGGTTGGTATGATAAACATAAGGACCTTATTGGAGAACTTACTGTTGACGGATTAAACCACCTTCAGGACATATCAAGTGGTATTGCAGCACTATGTGAGGTAACCAGAATTAGAGGAGGATGGGAAAGATATGCTAGTATTGTATGGAATGATGTTACAGAAACACCAGAAACAATTAATGAGGGATTACCTTGGAATTACCAAGTGTTTGGGCATAGTCAACAGGAAGAACACCCAGTAATTACAAAACAATTTGCTTGTCTTGATTGTAGAAAAGGATTTATCTTAAATGAGGAAGGGAATTTTGAAATGTGTTAAAGAAAAAAGAG